CGGGGAGGCGAGGCAGCACGCAGCTTGGGAACTGGTTTCTTTGGGCACAAAAAAAGGGAGACCTTTTGGCCTCCCTCTTTGGGTTACTTGGATAAGGCTTCAAGGAATGCCTTACCGGTCTTGGTTATCTTAACCTGATTGGGCCATTCCTCGGCCCCGCGTACGTCGTTAATAAATCCTTCGACGATTCCCGCCATGATCTGGTTCGGCGTCTTGGCCTCGGTAACTTCCTCGGTAACTTCCTCGGTAACTTCCTCGGTAACTTCCTCGGTAGCATCCCCGGCCTTCGCTGGTTCGGGATTATCAAGCTTTTCGCGGTATTCCATTGCCTTCTTAAATTTCGAGACTAGCCCACCTAAATCCTTAGTGGCCTGCGTCTTAAGATGCTTGAGCGTGTCCCATTCCTGCGGCGTGTAGTCCGATTTCGAGGAATCGATTAGCTTGCGCTCGGCGGCGGGTAATCCCGCAAACATAAAATCCTTCACCTGATCGCGTATTGGGTTGCCTTTCACAACCATGTCAGCCCGTACGCCTTCGGCATAGGCGGCATCGTACGCTGTCTTGCGCGATTTCTTAGTACTGTACTCACTACGGGTTGCAGTAGTTAGCAGCTTGCCAGTAGCAGCGGTGATAACAAGTGTGTCGATAACAACAGTATTTTCTAGGTTCATTTTGAACTCCAAATAAAAGTTAAACAAAGCGTCCCCGTCATGGGAACGATTACTAAGCTACAGGAACATGTTCACAGAGTCAAGCATTATTCGGTTTGGCTTAGTCTTTTATATAAATATTAGGCCATGGCCTAAACTTTTTACCCGAAAGCGCCGCGCCGAATCTGGCGGCACGCTGGGAGAATTTAGGGAAATCTTTTGTGACGAGGAGGTGAGGCAGCACGCAGTTCGAGAACTGGTATCAAGGGGGCTTGCGCCCCCCGGTGGGTTATTGTGAGTGGTAGTGTTTGAGTCGTGCCTGCTTTGCGAGGGCTTTAAGCACCTTCAACTTCTCGTTGATTCCCTCGTCGCTGTAGCTTCCCGGTTCCTTCTGGTTAGCTTCTATCTCTATAGTCAGCCATGTAAGGAGTAGCTCGGTCTTGTATACAGGGTGTGCTCCTTTAAACATAGACTCTATTAGCTCTACTTCTTCTGGTAACATCTCCTGCCTTTCTATCATGTGCAAGTCTTCGATCATGTCGTACTGATGTGCTTCGTTCATTGTCTTGCTCCTTGTGTGGGCCATCCGTGGCCCGGTGAATTTATAGTGCGAATATTATCCAAGTCGCTGCCCATACCATTGCTACCAGACAGGCAGCCCCTAGTGTCATCAGAGTCCAGAATCCTACGTGGGCGCAGATAAGCTCTGCTCTGTACTGCATCTGACGTTTCTTGCTTCGTACTGTTCTTCGTGTGTGCATTGTCATGCTCCTAGTTAGTGGGGCCATCCGTGGCCCCGATTGGTTTAGTCCTGTACTTCTCCGTCTTCGTCCAAGGGGAGGATATCTCTCAGCCCCATCTCGTGCTCCGAGAAATCCCACAACAGTTTGTAGATTCCTTGGTTACCGCCGTATGCCTTGTCAAACACCTTGCGGTTGTGCGAGTCCATGTGGCACAAAGCTGCATGGATTACTTCGACTCCGTAGCGGAGCTTCTCGGCACGGGTGGAGGCTATGCCGCGATCCTGTAGCTTCTTAACGAAGCTGGGTCTTTCAGTACGATCAATCATGTCTATCCCCTTGTGTAAAAATTAAGTATCAACTCTGTTCTCCCTGTCGATGGTTATTACTTTACTAAAACGATTGCGTATTGTCAAGTTGTTTCGACTCTGATTGAGTATATTGTAGTCTTTTGCATAGAATAAAGGGTATGGTTTGTTTATATAGGATGGGGTTTGCCTACCCCCCACCCTAGGGGTATGCCCACTTGTGTGTGTTATGGTACCTACATGTATATGTAATATTATTCCACCCGAACAAATCCCAATTTCCCTCCGAATACCCCCACCCCCTTTTTTATTAAACCTTGCATAACTACACCCCACCCCCCTAAAATACAAAACACCCCCCTTGATGGTACCTACGGTATGGAACCCACAGAAATTCCTATAGAACTACCCAACAATTTCAACTATCCGGAGCTGCGTGAGATAGCAGAGACGGCTTGCCGCAATATGGAGTTGATGGAAAAACACGATGTGGAGATAAACCTGATGCCGTTTACTCCAGAACCCGCTGGGGCCGAGCCGGAGGCAAAAAATAAAGCTAAGCGTGCGGCTTCTACTACTGCATCTCTGCTTGAGGCGTACAACATATTGGAAGAGTATGGCGGATCGCTGAACGCCACCCCTGATGACATCAAGAATACGGTAATTAACAAACTTCTTCTGGAGACAGAGAACCCGGACGCACGGATTCGGCTCCAAGCACTACAGTTTTTGGGCAAAATTAACGAAATAGGGCTGTTTGCCGAGAAGAAAGAGGTGACTATCACCCACCAGAACGCCTCCGACATCAAGAATAAGCTGAAAGAACGCCTATTGGAGCTTAAACAGAACGCCGAAGGGGTCTATGAGGCAGAATCCAGCTAAAGAAACGGCAGTAGAGGAGGATTTTGAGTTCTCTGCGGAAGACATCGAGCTTCTGCTGGCTAATATCGACTCCTATACTCCTGAAGAGCAGGAAGAACTGCTTAAGACACTGGATGAGTACGAGCGTAAGCGAAAAGTAGAGGCTGCGCGGGACGACCTCATCGCGTTTTGTTGCGCTATGCAGCCGGATTACAAGGTAGGCAAGCACCACCGCATACTAGGCGACCTGTTGATGGAGATCGAGCAGGGGCGGGAGTATGAATATGACGGCAAACCAGCAGAAAACACTGGAAAAGACCGTATATGTGTGAATATGCCCCCAAGACACGGCAAATCGCAGCTTGTTTCTATCTATTTCCCCGCGTGGTTCTTGGGTAAAAACCCCGATAAGAAGGTGCTGATGGTATCTCACACTACAGACCTTGCGGTGGACTTTGGTAGGAAGGTGCGGAATCTGATTTCTACAGACGACTACAGAGAAATTTTTCCTGACACACAACTTGCCATAGACAGTAAGTCGGCAGGGCGGTGGAACACGAGTAAAGGCGGAGAGTACTTCGCTTGTGGTGTAGGTTCGGCCCTTGCGGGACGTGGTGCCCACTTACTTCTCGTGGATGACCCACATAACGAACAGGACATCATCAATGGGAACCTCGACGTATTTGATAAGGCGTATGAATGGTTCACGTTCGGTGCTCGTACGCGTCTGATGCCCGGTGGTCGAGTCGCTATCATACAGACTAGGTGGCATCTGGATGATCTGACAGGCCGCGTGACGCGGGATATGACCCAGAATGAACTGGCCGATAGCTATGAGGTGGTAGAGTTTCCGGCGATACTAGAGACAGAAGACCCCGAAAAGCCCACTAACTTCATTGAGAAACCTCTCTGGCCTGAGTTCTTTAACCTCGATGCCTTATACCGTACCAAAGCTTCCATGCCGTTATTCCAGTGGAACGCTCAGTACCAACAAACTCCCACTGCCGAAGAGGCTGCGTTAGTTAAACGTGAGTGGTGGAACGAGTGGGAGGAGGAGCAGCCCCCCACCTGTGAGTATCTGATCATGTCTCTGGACGCCGCAGCGGAAAAGCACAATCGTGCTGACTACACAGCGCTGACCGTATGGGGGGTATTTTTCAATAACGAGGAGGATCGGTACGAGCTGATACTCCTGAACAGTATCAAGCAGCGGATGGAGTTCCCAGAGCTTAAACAGCTCTCGTATGAGCAGTATTTAGAGTGGGAGCCGGACTCGTTTATTGTGGAGAAGAAGGGTAGTGGCACGCCGTTATATCAAGAACTTCGCAGAATGGGCTTGGTTGTGCAAGAATACACTCCGCACAGGGGTTCGGGCGATAAGATGGCGCGGCTTAACTCCGTTGCGGATATAATAAAGTCAGGGCTATGTTGGGTTCCACAGACGCGCTGGGCAGAAGAGGTTGTAGAGGAGATCGCGGGATTTCCCTTCATGTCCAATGATGACTTAGTGGATTCCACTGTAATGGCGCTTATGCGCTTTAGACAAGGCGGGTTTATACGGCTCCCCACAGATGAGCCGGACGAGGTGCAATACTTCAAGCAACGTAGAGGCGGGTACTACTGATGGCTATTGAGAAAGGTTTATACCAAACCCCAGAAGGTCTGGCGGTTGAAGAAGAAGCACAAATGGAAATCGAGATTGTTAACCCTGACATGGTAACAATGGACGATGGTAGCGTTGAGATTACTTTAGTACCTGAAACAGGTATGGAA